CACTGGGGTTACCCGGATTGCCTGAGTTACCAGCAAAGCCTCGGTTACCTCGGCCACCATTGTTCCCAGGATTTCCTGGGTTACCTGCGTTACCAGCGGTACCTCCAAAACCTCTAGAACCGTTGGAACCGCTGTTACCTGCGTTGCCTGGGTTGCCCTCTCCACCAGAGCCACCAGTGCCAGCAGTACCTGGATTACCTGTATTGCCGGCATTGCCAGCGGTACCAGCGGTACCGGCAACACCGTTGTTACCGTTGTTACCTGGATTACCGGGACCACCTTGTATAGTTACATTTACGTATCGTACACCAAAAGGTACGGATACATTAGTAGTAGATCCTCCGCTAACAGAGATTGATCCAGCTGGAGATAAGGCTTTTTTATTTCTTAAAATTCCTAACATGGCTTATAAAAGATTGGTTTGAAAATATGATAATATTTCGTCCTTGCCTTTAATAAATTTTATAAGTCTTGCATCATTACTATCCTCTTCTGTCAAGAGAAAATAACGTAGCTTTACGGGCAGCGTTACAGACTGCTCCGCTAACTGCCTATCATAACAGCTATTTAAGTAAGAAAGCTGCTGTGTAGCATCACTTCCTTTTATATAATAATAATCAGAAACTCTATTCCACAATTCATTTTCTCTCATGAATTTTCTGAGTTGATAGGTTTCAACTGGATTACATTCGCTAGAATAATAAAGTTTATAAATTTTCATTTGTTATAGCTCCTTAACTTACTGCAGCCATGGTCAACGCACCAAAGTAGGAGGTTCCATTGTCTGTTGTAAAAAATGATAACATGTCTATGGCATTTGCATTGGTAGTGAGAATAGGAGGAGCTCCATCGGTGTATATTGCATTAGTAAAAGTGGCATACCTACTACCGGTGCTATCTTGTCTTAGTATGACAGTAGCACTACCAGCATAGCCAGATGAAGGTGGATTAGTAAAGGTTAACACTAAATTATCAGCGCCAAGTGTAACGTCAAAAATACTTGCATTGCTAAGGTCTAAGTTTGTATCTGAAGTAATAGTTCCAACAGTTTGAACTTTCTGTACGGCATTGTTGAACTGCATTGTATTTGCTGCCAACTTACCCGATGCAGGATTAAACGTAAACGTTGAATTGACATTTGCTGACGTCATTGTACCTGAAGTAACGCCAGTGAATGCAACCAATAAATCTCGATCAGCTTCGGTATCACTAGCAACTGTAGATCCAGCGTTAGTAAGGTTACTACCATCGCCAGAGAAAGCTGTTGCTGAAAGAGTACCAGTTGATGGGTTAAACGTAAAGTTTGAGTTTACGTTAGCACTTGTCATTGTGCCAGATGATACACCGGTAAACGGTACAAACAAGGTGTGGTTTGCTGAGTCGGTTGCTACTGTTGAACCAGCGTTAGTTAATTGGCTACCATCACCAATAAAGGTATTAGCTTGTACAGTACCGAGTTCAAATGAAGCGTCAGCAGTGTTTATGTTACCTTCAATTTCAGGCGCGTAGGATTGGAAGAATTTAAACCGCTCATCAGTAACGTCAAAGAATACACCCATGTGAGTGTATCCACCAGCCGCCTGACCGGTGTTTCTATTTGATGCCCAGCCAGTATCAACGTTAAGAGGAGCAGCTCCGCCAGTCCACACATCGCCAGCCGTATGACCAGTGTTGGCTACAAACAGAGCACTGATACCCCACCTCAATGATTGCTGAGATGCTGTAATGGCCACGTTGGCAGCTTCTGTAGTTGAGAAATTGTCTAAGGACCAAGAGAATGTATCTGGATTACCTGGACTGGTATTGTCAATCTTAACATAATAGGTTACAGTGTTACCACCGTTGTAATGACCTTTAAATGAAAAGTCATTTAGACCAGTTACAGCAGTAGAGTTAGCTGTGATCGTATCCCCTGCATTTAAATAAATGAAGGTGTCGTCAATTGATAGGTTTGTCAGTGTGGTAATTGTTTCTTCACCCAACACTTCAAAGTTACCATCAACAACCAAATCTCCTCCTATACGAGCGTCATTAATTACGCGGAAAGAAGGTACTGAATGGTTTTGTTGTTCAATTACAACGATGCCGTTGGCAGAATCTGATACAACACAAAGACCAACACACATGGGAAAATTGGGATAGCTAGGTGCTGTAGTAACAAGCTGTCCGTTTGCAAACGGACTTACAAAAAATCTTTCACCTTGAGTTAGACTAGAAGTATCGAAACCTCTCAGTGTACCAGATACTGCAGCCCAACCATAAGAGCCGGTTGCAATCGAGTTGGCAGCTAGTCCGGAAATGTTATATTTTGCAGCATCGGATGCGTTAGCCAGCTCTGCATTTGGTACACCACCCGTAGACCCACTTAGGAACAATGGTTGACCAAGATTAATTGGAACGCCACTGTTATTGTATACTCGGATGTATTCGTTCTGCCCAAGCTCCATCTCTAGGCCGCCTTCAGAGAAGACTGTTAGAGATTTATGAGTAGAGTCGTAGTAAGTACGTCCTTCTTGCGCAGTAAGACTATCATGCGTCGACCCCTCAAAGTCTAAAAACTTAGGCGTACTATTAGACGACCTTTCAATAATTTGATTGGTACGGGTTAACCACGTCGCGAACGTGTCTGTACTTATTACATTTGCTAAGTTAAGTGCCATTCTAAGCCTCTATCTACTTCGACACCAATTGCTGCAACATCTGCTTAATGTCTTGGATATCGTTTTGAAGGTCAGAAACCTTTTGCTCGAGATATTCTACTCGTTCAGATCTTTGCCTTCTTTTTATACTAGCAACATATTCTTGTTTGTCTATATTAATAACAGCATTATTAAATGAATCTCTTCGAAGATTTTCATGATCCTTCACTTTAAGCATGTCTGTCATGATAATGCTATTGCTCTGAAGTTACGGAACGAAGGTACTGCCGCAGATGACGTCGAGTACATTACGATTTTAATGCTAAAAGTGGTAAAGTTATCATACGTAACAGAACCGCTAGTGTACGAGATGTCATCCGCATAATATTCGTACTCATTAAACAATGCAACCGACTGATTAACAGTAACAGTTGGTTGCCGCCTAGACATCAAAACATATGGTCTTTCTTCAAAATTACTATTGTCATCACTATTTATAACTCGATAATATACTTCAACTGATGCACCCGAAGGCATATTTTGATCCACAAATACTTTGAGACTATTGGCTTCTAGACCTTCTGCCAAAGTAACCTTTCTAGTAATATATTTTGCAAGTGCGTGGCTATCCGTAGGTTCAGTTTCAGCAACTTCTCCACCTGTAGGAGGCGCGTTGATTACATTTTTAATTAAAGAAATTCCTGCAGAACCTATATCAAAGTATGGTGAAACATTAGTATCACTGGTTCTAAATGTAACCTTTAATCGAAGGTCGCTGTTTGTAGTAATCTCCTTCGGAGTGCTAAAGATCAAATCTTGGTTTGGTATAACTCTATCAAATGGCTGTATTGCTCCCCCTTCATCTTTAGTAGATAGTTCATACACGGAATTAAAACTTCGTAGGGCGTCAAACTTAGACATTGATATATTAGCTATATCAAACTGACCAACGGTGTTAGCATACAATGTATTGGCGCTATATGCGGCACGTCCAATGTTATTGGCTGATAGAGTTAGATCATAGTTAGTGTTAATAGTAAATTGAGCTTGCTTTAACCTAAAGCACAAATCAGACTCTTGTTGGGCAGTCCAAGTTCTTGCGTTCTGAGACTTAAACAAAGAACCTAACGTAGGCTGCTCAGTAACAAACCCAGTGCCATCTAATCTCTCTTCACCTATTGTTGCAATATAAGTAAGATAGTTAAGTGAATCTGAAAGTAGCACGATGCAGTATTCACCTGGAGTCAGATGTATAGGACATTTGAACGCAACGTTAGTGGCAGTTGGAGTGGTAGCATTAGCATTTATCTGGCTCGGATTTAATACAACTTGAGACATGGGAATAGCTTCATCAGCACTAGGGAAACCGTTTACCGTAGGCCGCAACTCTACCCGCAAAGGCAAAGTGCTATCTTTTTGTGCTATAAAGATATCTGCGGAGCTTATAAAAATACCATCAGGATAAAATTCTTCTGGTATAGTAAAGGTTTGTGCTAATGGATCGTAACCGTATTGACAAATAATATTAGGGTTACTACCATCTCCATGTACCTGTGATTGTCCACGGTTAACGGTGGCTGCTGTAGTAATTGCTACAGCAAGATCAAGAGCAGTATCAAAACTGCCATTGATGTATTCCAAAAGCCAGTATTTCCAGCCTGTAATCTCAGGCCGTCTTCCAATTCTCTGCTCGTACTGAGAAGTAATAAAATCACCTATGGAAGTTTCACCAGCTGTAAGTGATCTACCTATAGTGGCTTCAACATCTGCTATCGCCGAGGCCAAGGTGTCTCTGGTAGTAAGAAAATATCCTACCTCTGTTACAGAATCACCTGGTACAAATCCCTGTGGCGTTCTTATTAACTCATAACGCTTAGTCATGGTTGTGGTAGTAGTATATGTGTCTATGGTGCCTCGAGAGCTGAATGTAGTAGAAGCATATGAAGTTGAGAACTTAGGATTTATAAAGTTGTCAACAAACAAAACTTCTATAGTACCAGCTTCAAATCTAAGACTATCACCTTTAGTATTTGATAGATCGGACAGCACAGTAGCATTAGGATTTGCAGAATAAGCAGAAGCACTTAAAACTTGCCTTGTATTAGGAACCCAAAAATAACCACTGACAGCGCCAAAGCTGTCTGTAATTACTTCCCGGGCTGTCATATCACCGTACAGGACTTGTTCTGCTCTAGTTGAGCTAAAAGTATTTGGCGCCATCCAGTCAGTGCAATCAATCCCACCCAAGAAAAGATGTAACTTAGTATTAGGTTTGGCTCCCTCTACCGTAAAATTTACTTTACGAGTTCGCATGTGGGTATAAAAAACGCTGTCTGTGAGTTTAGTACTTGTGGAAGGGTCTTCACTGGTTTGTATAGACAACTTAGTAGCACTTCGGTGTCCAGTAGTAGTAATTTGAGATGCCCAAACTCCTGGACCATCTACCGCAGTGTTATCATTAGTACCGGCGTACGAACCCTCTACTTTTACTATTTCTATTGGACCCTGAGTGACCGGTTGCCAGTCTCCATATTCATAACCGTTAGACCCAGCTATAATATCTTGAAGATATTTAAAGTGGGCAAGGTTACCGTCTGAGTCGACAGTTACACTCACTTTATTTTTATCAGTCCAGGAGTCTGATGATGGGTCTAAAAACACATTACCAGTAAAAGAAACAACTTGAAATGGATTCACATTTAAAGTATCAGAAGCTAATTCTTGAGAAACAAAATTTATCTCTGAGAACGGAAGCGTGACAATTTTATTGTTTATACTGAGACCACCCCCGGTTTGAGGAACCAGCTCAGTAGAATCCCCAGTAAAGGTAGGACGCATAATCTGTCGGCGCCTATCGATAGACGCCTTGTAGTTTTTATCAAAAACATTACCTACTGAATGTCCCTTAAATGGATCAACTACAAAACCGTTCTTATACCTGGCATCTCCGTTATTATCAAGAAACTGAGTACTTGCAACTTGAGATTCAAGCAAGTTCAGCGAAGTATAATACTCGAGTTTTTCTACTCTCTTTTCAATATTACCAATGTCCTTCATTGTGTATCGAGAATTGTCTTCTAGCCTTATCCTTAAATCTTTTTCACTGTACGTATAAGGATTTACAAAGATAGTTGCCAAAAGCAATTGATCTTTATCAGTATCTGGAATTATAGGATTGTTTAAGGATGGAGTTCCGGAGGTAAGAACAAAGTTGCCCCCAGCGTCCAAAGAAAGTTTATGTACTATTTTCTTGTAATAGCTGTAATTAGCTTCTGCTTCAAATGTTTGAGAATCAACAATTTGATGATTGTCAAAGGTCTTTGTAGAGTGATAGTAATTAGCACTTGCATCAGCCGTTCTAGTAGGTCTAAAATCTAAAGCGTCTCTTAGAGCAACCGTACGTCCTTTTTCATCCCTGTAGTATGGAATATTGTTATAGTCGGGATAGCTTGCCTGTGAAAAGAAGCCTAAACCACCACCGTGCGCATAGTAGTCAAAGTCTACTAAAATTTGGTTTGTGCTTGCAGACAGCCCTGGCTTTAGTGTAAGAGTTGAATGATCATAGTACGTATCACGGGCGTTAGGATCAAAGTTAAAGTTGTTAGTAACATCTTGTATCGTCGTAGTAGCACTATTGTTAGCTGGAATAACTTGACCTGTGTTAGAAGATACAAATGTTGAGTTACCCTCATAGATAGCGTTTATTTTTATTACGTCAGCGTACCCTAGAGAAAGAGAATTGGCTGAAGCAGGATATCCAAGTGCATACGTTTTGGTTGCATTGGTTCTGGTTTTTACTCGTCTAGTATCGGCTGTAACATCTATTGTGGCGTAGATGTCTGCAGTACCAGTAAACGAAGCTTCATTTACATCAATTGTAGCTGACGCTGGGTTACCAGGTGTAGCTGTTGGTGTTGTAACAGACCGGCCGGAGGCCTCCATGTCAACGTTTTCGCCAGTTGATATAGTTCCGACACCGCCAGTTTTAATTACTACAACAAAATTTTCAGTTGCAAGGCTGCCCGTACCAGATGAAAATCTTTCTGAACCTCCTAAAGTCTGAATTGTAGCAGATCCACCAGTAAACGAAACATCAGAAAACTTTCGCTTAAACTTGTAATCGACGTTACTGGTGTTTGCTACGTGGGTATGAGGAAACAGAAACAAACTTCTGTTAAATTCTTGATCAGATAAATTTACACTTCTAAAAGTAAGATCAGTAGTCGCACTGCCAGTAGCATTATTATTTAAGGTAATAGTATCAAACAAAATGGATTGTACAAGAGTGCCAGCAGGTATTCCAGAACCGGTAACTATCTGACCAACTTTAACACCAGCTATACTCTGTAATCTAACTTCTGCACTACCTGATACGGTTGTACCGGTTTTAACAAAAGTGGTAATACTGTCAGAATGAACTGCAGCATATGCATTGCTTGAAGCTACTCTTACACTTTTTATAGAATTAAAGTTATTTGCACTGACAGTAATTTTAGTATCGTATAGGAACAACTTGTACTTTCTTTGATCGCTAGTTCCGGAAAGAAACTCTAAATTTCGTATATGAGCTTCACCAACTTTGGAATCCGTATCTGGAACTAATCTCGAGTGTAGTTCTACTCTATCGTCTATATCGATCAACCCATTAGATAGAGTGTTGGCTACTAAGTAGTTTCCATAAAGAGTAGTAATTTTTTGTTCGGTAACCGTGTCGATTGCTCGGGATTTAGGAACAGGAACAGTAATGTTAGAACCGTTTCTAACCCTGTACCCTTTTATGTAAGCAGTTCCAGGTGATAATCTTGCAACAAGATTAGCAGTAGTAGCCGCAGTATTAGAAATAGAAATCTTGAGGCCTTCAACTGTGTAGTTTCCGGACTCTTCGTAAGTTCTCTTTGCTAACACATCTGCAAGAGTGTTATAATCCGGAGCAGGCCGTTTGCGGATAAATTGTCCATCCTTAATTCTAGCTACTTCAAAGTAGTTGTTTGAAGTTAACGGTGGCGCATCAAGAGATGAAAGCGGTTTAGCAGTAACCGTTAGTTCTACCTTCAACCTGTCTGCACCAGGAGCAGCATAGTTGTAGCTCCCCCTTGCAGGATCTGTTAATGTACTGTCAATATCACTGGTAATTAAAGTTTCCGAAGATGTAAATCCAACACTTACTATATGCTCTATATTTGCAGCAACTGCAACAGTCTGCTTAGGAGCTCTAATAAACAGTCCTTTATGGTAATAAACTGACTCATCTACAGAATACAAGAAACCTCTAGTCACCGGTCTTTTGGCAACAGAGCTCTCTACTGTAGACAGTACTTGAGCGGCACCTGTGTTAGAGAAGAATAAACCGGTGTTACTATTAATGTACGATGAGCTAAAATCTATAACCTCATTATTAGCTACAATAGAATAGTAGATAGAAGAATTAGATGTAGTGTTAGCACTCTGTAAATACTGAACGTAAATTAGATCCGAGTCACCACCAGCAGCAGGCACTGCTTTTTTAACGTAAAACAAATCCTGTGAATTACGACTTCTAGCATACTTTCCTTCAAAACTAGTTACATCAATTGCTACACCACCATAAGAGCTCTTCAGTCTTAAAACACCTACTTGGTCTAGTATCTCTGTTGAACCACTGACCTGTGAACCATCTTTAAAGATATGGTTACCAAAACGGTGGATTTGATTTTGCAAGATAGACTGTTGCTGAGTTAGCTCTCTAGCTTGAACTGCAAATCCAGGACGATACAAAATCCGATGAAAGTTTTTAGTTTCATCGTAATCATCGTAGTATGGATCTACGTTAAAGTTAGTCGTAAGATTGTTGTTAGCAGTCATATCTGTTTCTCTTTATCAAAACTTAACTGTAATAGTAAAGTTTTCTGTTTGAGCTATATCTCTTTCTATAGGTGCTTGTGTTACTGTATAAATCATCTGGCCGGAATAAGGTACCAGATCTGGCTTGGTAATTCCTTGTACAACAGCGGTTACTCCTGAGTTGTTTGCTGAAAGGTTTTCCCCATTAGCAAAATTTCCATTAGGATAGGTCAAATGAAGTACACCAGCTGTACTTGTAGCATTGGTATTTGCAAAATAAACTACCCTACCCTTAGCACCGCTTGTAGCACCTGTTACAAATTCATCTTCAACAAAAGTATCGGAAATGCTATTTAGCGTCAATCTAGTTGTCTGATCGTAACGTAGGTTGCTAGCTACTCCTCCCGTAGACCGTTGGGTGGGGTCTTTAATTATTCCGTATATTCTAAACTGGTTATTGGCATGAAAGAAACCTGCTTCGTCCCCATCAACCTCAATATTCATAGTAACATTGGTAGCAAACAATTCATTCACTGGATCAGATCCGTGGCCACCTAGTCCAGGAAGATAAGCAACTGCACTAGCACCCGATCCATAGACAGGGTTAGCCGTGATTAATACACTAGCCCTAGAGTAACTAGTCCCTTCATTAATTCCAGTAATCTTGGTTATTGCACCAGATTGTACATTAGCGTACGCGGATGCCCCATTACCATCTCCAACTATATTTATCCGAGGTCCAATGTGGTAAGTACTGGAGGTGTTAGGTGATACTGTAAATGCATTATTAACTGTCAGTAGTTTGGTTGTAGCATTGTATCCAGTGATTATTCTTAGCTGGCCAGCGCCAAGACCATTGGAGATAAAAATAGTAGAACCGTTGTATACATTATCAGTACCCGATGCATTATTAGCAATAGTTAACTGAGTGGTACTTGTCACTCCAGCAATAGTACCTTTATTTTGAAGGTAACCACTTCCACCGCTTGTTACTTCAAATATTGGTACAGAACCATTGGCAGCTGCTTGCTGCACGTTCCATTGAGCACTTCCGTCGTCCGAGGCAATAGTTTTTACCGGTATATGATTGACTCCACCAAACCGATTCATATCAGCTTGGCTAATGTCATACATGAACTTCCACTTATATCCATCACTGGTAGTGATAACAGATGTTGATCTTCCAGTCGGACTAACTGTACTTGGTACACCATCGGCGTTAAATAAACATTTGTATACTTCGTTGTTGCTTGTGATTACATAGAAGTTGCTGGTTGCAAGGTTGACATTGGTGTCACTATACTCTGTATACATAGTGTTAGTAGTCCAAAGATACTTGGACACGGCCATGGTAACATTATTATTAGATACCTTCTTTAACGCGGTCATCCCCCTCCAAACATCTCTCTCGGCAAACACCGTATCTTCGATAGCAGGAGGACTAGATTCTGATCCCCAAGGATCAATTCTAGAGTAGAACAAATACATTTGTGAAGGATCAGATTCGTCAAACCCTTCTTTAAACTGCGTAGCAGCATGCACGTTAAATTTTTTGCTAGTAGTGATAGCCATTGTTAAATGTTACCATCGTAGATATATCTGAATACACCGTTAGACATTGCTTCGCCGGCAAATTCAGTATTGATTGTGAACGTAGTGTTACTGAATACAGTATTAACTATATATGTCGTGTTGCCAGACGTACCTGGTATTCTATCTTCAATTTCTATCTGCGATCCACCCTTAACGATGGTAGAGAATGCTACGCTACCATCACCCTGTACAACAAACGGCGTACCGAGGATTACAGGATCGTCTAGGTATTGAGTAATTGGTTGACCAAGGTATGTTTGAATTGTATTTGTGTTGGATACGTAAATGAATCCATCTGCTAGCAAGTATACATCTTCAGCAGGCTCGTTTACAGTCAACGTAGAAGCAATTGACGTAGCAAACATATCTCTAGACAGTATAGTGTCTGTTGATACGGCAGTAGTAGGAGTGATGGACGTCAGTATAGAATCACGACTTATAACTGCATCTGTAGAGAAGTCTTGACCATCTGTAAATGTTGTTGGGTTAATCTCATATTGTACACTGTGTGTCGGTATTGTAATAGTACTGGTTAGAGATTCTACCGGTAGCGTACGATCTATTTGAGTAATTAAACCAAACGTAGTCGTCAATGATCCTACCGTGATACCATCTTTACCACCAATCAAATCAGTAGAAACCAGAGTCTCGACCTCTAGGCCAGTTAGATCAGCTTCAGTTTCAATATCAATCTGACCAAACAATGCGGTACCAGCTGGATGAATTACATCACGTACTATGTTTTGGTATGTCTTTAACGCTTTTTGTGATCTGATTACGTAACTAAATTCTTGATAGTAGTAGTTGTCTTGTAATCTTTGATCCCAACTCAAGAAACCCTTTGAGTCTTTGTAGCTTCCCTGCTCTTCAATAACACCGGTTATAACTGGATCGCCTATTGCAGCAGTGGTACCTGATCTTGTATTGTTGGTTACTGTAACTGCATTAATTGCATTATAAAGTCTTCCCCTATTTGTTACGGTGACATCTGTAATAGATCCTGGAACAAAGGCAGGTGTAATAATAGCATTGCGTCCTTTAAAGCCACCTAATCCATCTGGAATATCAAGTGCTGACACTCTTACTTCTTCTGCTGTTACAGTTGGTATAGAATTATTAGCGTAGTTACCGGTAATTACTGTTAGCGCGCTTATTTTACCGGTTACTAACTCTAGTGTTCCTAATGCCGCGCTTAGCGCAGTATATGCATTAGACGATGCGAGATTGGAACTGATAACACCAGAGTTTGAACTATATGTGGTACCATATTCAATCGGTGTATCTGAAAGACCTTCTATAGTATCAGTGTACGCAAATATAGTTTCAGTATTTGTAATAGCTGATACTGTAGCGGAACCTACCAAACCACCCTTTGGTAATCCACCGGTTATAGTAATGACGCTATTCTCGCCTACTGTATAACCACTACCACCATTTGTAATTACAAATGTTAATACTTCGTCACTAGTAGCATCTACAACACCCGTTGCCCCTGTGCCAGTTACACTAGTGAAAGTAACACTATCACCTACCTGGTGACCAATACCACCCGATGCACTAGCCGAACCAAATTCAACATCATTAAGTGGTCCAACTGTATTGACAACGAAACCACTTAATCCATCTGGGGTAGTTACTTGCTCAAGATCAATAAACGTACCTGTTACTTCATTAACTCTTAATTGTTTTACTTCAACGCCACTTTCAAATACAGTAAGTACTTTTAATACCTTACCGACAGCACCGGAATTAGAACCGGTAATTATTTTACCTACCGCAAGTTCTAGATTACCAGAGAAAGGAGCACCTAGACGTACAATAGTATCTTGAGTCCATCTTCCATCAGACGCTCTTAGGATATTTTCGCTAGGCTTATAAATCGATACATTCTGATCATACAGAATACGGAATAGAAGGTTATACGCAGCCGCACTCCCTTTTGCGCGATACAAGTCTTTTATTCGTTTTGCGACTAGTCTTTTATCTGCAAGTACATTATCAGGAAAGTCAGCAAGCACCTCTCTCTTAAAGTATTCATAGAACTTATTGAGATCAGTAGTATCAATATCGCGGTTAGTTAAATGATTCTTACTAGCGTCTGTAACCTGACCACTAGTCTCCATCCATTCATAGTATGCTTTTAAGAACGCAACGAGATTAGGACCCTCTTCTAACAGATATCCAGGGACCTGGCTTTCTATTAATGTCGATATTTTATTATCGGTAGCCATTTAGTACGTCGACGATACTGATACTACACCTGTCTCACTAGAAACAGTTGCTTGATTGGTAGATGACAGTGATCTAGACTGTGCTTCAGCTGAGTCTGTGTTATTGTTAATAATCGATACAGAAGCATCGGCAAGCTGTACAATTTGATTTCTGACAGACTTAACTACCTGATCTCTAGGTACAGCGTTTATCTTAATACCATCGCCCGTATATGATGTGAATTTTATAGCGTTAGTTCTCACAGTCCCCCGCGCATAATCCACGGTACCTGCATTACTGCTAATGTATACTCGTGCTCCACTTGCGATTCTGTAAATACGCAGCCTTCCTGATCCATCATCATCAAAGTAACAAGTAAATCCTTGATAGGTAAATGCACTGCTGCTGATTGCATACTTGTGCCCTGAGTGTGGGTTGTATATTGCATTGTTGAATTTTACTTGATATGATTGGTTCAAATTTGTATTAGGAATAAAACGCCGCTGCATTAAATTAGTAACCGATACGTTTATTACACTATCATCTATAGCATCAATCTTTTTAATAAATTCTGACAGATAGAAGCTGCGGTTAAACACTCCCAAATCATCAATATTAAAAGAAGACATAACACTGTTTACTTGGTTGAGTAGCGTATCCCCATTTTTACTAGTAATGTTGGGATTGTATCTTACCTGTACAGTAGGAACGACATATAGGTACTCAGCATCTACAAATACTGGCTCTATAGTAATTACGTTTCTAGAATCTAGTAATTCTATTAATTCTTGTTTGCGACTGGGGGTAAGAGTTGAATTGCCTATAGGCTTAGCTGCGATATAAACCTTGCCGTATACAGGGGGACTATTCTGTTCGCCACCCCATACCGATATTGTCTGTAAATCGGGTGCATTGTTTAAAAGGATGTTCTTATAGTCGTTAGCAGTAACAGCACGGTTTTGGGCACTGTAGTTTTTAGGAGCGTTAAACTTAATACTGTCTATAGACTGTGGATTTGCACCCCCGCTTGCTCTACTAGTAGTACTAATGGTATATGAGCTATTACCAGCAAGTGTAGCAGGACCGTTGAATGTTCTAGCACCGTTAAGTAAAGGGCCGTTACATACGTTGTAATTAAGTTTAACGATATTTCCATCCGATGGTTTTTTACTTAGTATGTTATCACCGAACAATACTTCGAAAGCGCCGTCATTATTCTCTTGAAGGAAGTATACGGCAGAGTTTCCATTTACGGTTGTTATGTCGTCTGCTAACTTATAAACCTGTACAGCCGTGTTAGAAACGCTCTGCTGCACGGATACTTTAAGGCTAGTGGTATCACAGTTTTCATTATTAAGCAAATAACGTACAGGCGCTACTGAACTAACTGTATAAGATTCCTGTACAGGATCGCCTTCTCTAATAACCATGCTATTAGTATAGGTACCACTATCACTTCTATTAAAGGTAGTGCTATTGATAGACTGGAATGTATAACCCACCCCATCAACAACACTAGTAAATGTAGTGTTAGCTGGTACTACTACTGATAAAGGAGAGCCTGCAGGATTAACCGTAACATTTAGAGTCGCTTTTGCACCCCTAGCACTATTAGGAGTAAACCCAAGCATCTTAGCACGTGATACTACATTGTTCCTAATAAGCGCTGTATCTAAGAACGATTCATTAGAAGCGAAGTTTGTATAGATGGAATTATAATACGTGTTATAAGCAAGCAGCTGAATAATAGTCTGCATACCGCTACTTTCAAAGTCATAGTCTTGAAACTCACTCTGACTAGAAAGATACGCCTGTAGATTACCTTTGATCGTATCAAAGTTTATGTCTGTTACTATAAGTGCGTTATTAGCAGCCATTTACCTTACTCTTTCTATTGCTACTTCTAGATCAACTGGGAACCGTTCGTTAACTATTGTAAACCTTATTCGAATAACCAGTGCATTGGAATCAGGCTTTACATCTACTAACACCCTATCAACCTTAGCCCTAGGCTCATGATTCTCAATAGCCGTTTCTATTCGCGCACGAATAAGAGCGTCTAATAAAGGGTCGTCTGTATTCTCGAATAAAGCAGCCCTTACGTTGCCACCGTATAGAGGCTCATAAGGACGTTCGCCATAGTTAGTTAGTATAAGGTTGCGGACAGCTCTCTTAACAGCATCCGCATTCTTAAGCACCGGGAGTTTGCCAGTAACTGGATGCGGTGTAAAAGAAACGTTTACATCACTGAAAACGACTTCTTTAAGTAAAGGGTTAAGAGCACCGCTAGGCATTGGAGCGTCCAGTTATAGTTATTGTCTATTATTTATCGCTGTTCTTACTTGCTTGTATCTCTTGACGTAATAATTTACACAACTTGCCGATTTCAGACAGCGCCTTACGTGCCCTAGTACCCGCTGCTTTATTACCACTCTCAAACTTCTCATACTCTGCAGAGAGAGTAGCCACGTGATTGTCCAACATATCTTTAGTGCTCATTTTAGTCTCCTTAAGCCACTGCTGTTAAAATTCCGTTCTCAAATGTAAAGGTAGTACCATCTACCGTGAATTGTTGCTGAGCTGTAACAGCACCTGCACTAGCCAACGAACTAGTTGCAAAAGCACTGTCCCCAGACAAAGAAGTGCTTATTGAGCTAACTGCGTTTGCTGAAAGACTTGACTCTGCTTCACTTAATGATGCTGTCGCGTATTCATTAACGTCTGATACAAACGCTGCTTTGTTCTCTGTCGTTGCTGATTCTATTAGCTGCTCAATACTGCCCGTCTGAAACTTGGCTGGTTTCCCTGTGATGTTACTAATCTTTGACTGTACCGTACTAACAGTAGACAGGATGTTGTTGATCTCTGCTTCTGTAGTACCTAATGCATCTAATGATGATTCTATTAGCGAGTCGACAGCAGTGTCTACAATCGAAGCTGCACATAGCTGAATATTCTGCTGTGCTGCAATTGCTGCCTGAGCAATCTTTTGTACAGCTGCGGCCAACTGTGCTAGCTGTATAGCCAGGTCTATCATTGCAAGTATCTGAGGACCAATATACATCGATACGAACTTTCTAACCCACGATATAATCTTTAACGGATTAGATGGGATGTTCATTAGCTCCCCAAACGGACTGACATCTCCTGCTGCAGTAGCCTTTGTCTTTAGCTGATCAACTAGAGCCTGTATCTCTCTCTTAATCATGTCTTCGATAATAGCACAATCGACTGCTGCCGTAATAGCATCTGCAGCTGCATTAATCTCATCGGTTGGAAATAAGATCCCTACCTGACTACCAACCACAAAGTCTAAAGCACCTGTCTCAGGATCGATCCCTAAATTAGACTTTGCTTCTACATGAAAAGGAGCTCCCTCTTCTTCAGCAAAGTTGCTATTGTCCGCATCATCATAAGCAGCCTGTCTATTATCACGTCCTTCATACGACCTCTTCACAGCACCGTCTTTATCAACGATGTTATATGTGATCGTATCAAGCTTCAGTTTATTAAGTGTACCAAGACCAACCGTAGAAAAACGAACTACGTCCTGTGCATCTTGTTGTATGTCTAATATACTTGGCATCTCATATCTCCATTAACTATCCGTTGATGCAACAACGATACCATTCTTCACCTCGAACACTCGACCTCTAATATCGACGATTGTACAACTAGCACCTCTCCCTACTGACAACGACTCAGCAACATGGACCTTCTTAGCAGCAAGGACCATAGCAGGTGCTTTCAATGTAATCGACTGTCCTTCTATTACTGTTGTCTGTGACAGTTGCTGTATATGTCTACCAACAACATTTATATCACCATGCACACTCTTGTAATGATTACCATCAATCATAGTGAACTGATCACCAACAACCTTATCCATTCTATTCATGGCACCTACAGCACCACCAATCTCAATATAGTTGCCATTCTTATGGTAGATGTGAATACGTTCGAACTTAGGAGTGTCATCAATCTCAAAGATATGACCTGACTTAGTCTCCAGTACTCTATTTAATGGATACTTCGACTTGAATTTATCCCATCCATCAAGTACTGGCTCTTCAATCTCATAGCCATTACCATACTGACTCTTATGCTGCCTGTTCTTCTTCTTATCAATGATGGTGTGAGTATAGTCTTTAGGATCACCCATCGCAGTATTATCATTACGAGCGAGTCTGTTAGTGTCTGGTTCATCTACGGTCCAGTCATTTGATATTCTTGGGAATCCTTTTACAGGACCATCTGGATCATAGAAGCCTTCAGTAGGAGGACCACCATCTGGGTTAGGGTTCATAGAGGTAGGGATACCAGCTAGCGAACCCATCACTAGAGGTTCACGAGCAATCTCTCCATCTAAAAACATACCCATCACCCAAGTGCCTTGAACAATACCTGTCAAAGGACCACCGATACCACTATTAGGTCCTGCATTGACAGGCTGCAACACTTGAGCCCATGGCAAATCTTCTGTCTTAACACCAGGCTCACCATCAACTTCAGTTGGCTTACTATTGTGCCATCCAAAGATTCGGACTCTCAACCTACCTAGCTTCAATGGATCTTTGTTATCTTCAACAACTCCCATCCACATCACAGGATTGAATCCGAAGAATTCTTGTTTAACTTTCATATTATATCACCTTCTCTCCAGCTGGCTCTCTTGCAAACGACTCAGCACTACATGACAGTACCATGGTATACGAATCAATAGTAGCATTGTAGATGTGCCTAACTGCTGTAATGAGGAACGTAGCCTCTTGACCATACAGTAATAGGTAATCTTGATCATTAATATCTTTGAACGATGTTGGCTGAGGCACTTTGATTTTTATTAACTTACCAACAGTAACATCTGGATCACCAGGTACAGTCACCTCGACTACATGATTGAATAAGTTTTCTTTCTCGTGTAGAGACTCGGGAAGGTTCTTGTGTCTCTGTCTTGGATCGAGTAATTGATCACCAGGTTTGAATGGCTGCATCTCTTTAAAGTAAGCAGAAGAGTCGACAGGGTAAGTCTCACTGTCCTTCTCGTACTGAGTAATCATCATCCGTCTGTGAGCAGCGTATGGTTTCTTCCCTTTGATGATGTCGCTGTTTGGACTTACTGTCTTCTCTCCACTGTTAGGAAGGTGAGTGAGGTCGTCAAAGTCTCTATCGTACTTGAACTCATGTTTGATCTCATCATCTCCTGATATCGGATGCATCTTGAATCGTTTCAGTATTGGATCGATAATGTTCACTTCATTCAGGTAAGTTCCTCTGTGAAGACTGTCTAAATCATCAAACGAGTCGACCATTCTTAATGAAAGGATTGACTCTCCTGGGTGGATTTTTATCGCATTTCCTCTATTGTCTCTAGTTTGAGGAACTGAGAGAAAAAAATCTCT